GGTTAGCAGAGTTGGCGTTTAAATGTACCCTTTCAGGTAATGCTCGTCTTTCATATCCAGTTAATCTATTTTCTAAATTAACACGTTGTGTATAATCAGCTAATTCTAAGATTCTAAATATACTTCCGCTTGGATAAGGTATTTTAAAAGTATCATAAATAGCAGAGTATTGACAGGTATTGCCGAGGATCTCAAAGGATCTACTTTGCATTAATACTAAATCAGACATTTTCGGAAGATTAGGATTGCCAAACAATATACGACCTAACATCCTATTCACATCCCTGAATGGTTCTCCTTCTATCCATTCAGACCCAAGAAAGAAAGCTCTGTCTTCACCAGGCTTAGCATAGGATTCAAGTTCTAAAGACATTCCAAATGCTTCACCCATGATATGATTTAACTTTTTAAAATCTATGAAAAAGTTTGAACAAATCATAGTATCATCCGAAGATACAAAGATAGTAAATTCATTTAAACTAAATTTTATGTTATTTTGTTTACAATACCTAAAAATTGCAATACTTAACATATATGCATTACATAAAGAACCAATCCTCGAAGTGTAACCACTTCCACTAGATAATCCTCTTTCTTTAACATTATATGGAATTTCTGGATGAAACACAGGCATACACATAAAATAACAAAAAGATAATACAAATATATTTTGTAAATAAACACTTAATCCCAACAATGCAACTAAATAAAGTAATACCGACGTAAGTACAAACGTAGGCATACGTTGATCGAAACGGCTATAGTCAACGCAAAGCATATGTTTCGATTTTCCTTTTTGAGTTAGCCTCGAAATTTCAATTTGTGTGTAACCATGTATTGCTACACTTGGTGTATTGTCCATTATGTGCTTGACGATGGCGTTGAAATAAGTTTCAATTGCAATGAAAATATAGTTAACTGCGAATACAAGTCTAACTTTTAATCCACTTTTTGTCACTTGGCTACGGCTAAAGGCTGCCGTTAAAGGTATGAATGATGCAACTTTACCATAACTAAAAGTTCCTTCTTTTAATTGTGATACAACACGTACGACTTGCTCCCTCACTTGGCTTTTCTTAAACCAAGGGGATGGCAATCCCGAAGACGCATTCCATTTTATTTGATCAAGAACTTCAGTCACAGATGGGCTGTACGCACTGGTTTTGCCGCAAAATATCCGTTCATGAATATATCTTAAACCTATTAAATGTTCAGTTTCCGAAATTGCAACGTGTGCCTCCTTAGACATCAAAGAGGTTGCGCTTTCTAAGTTACTGATGAATTGTGATCTAGTTTCAGAAACCTGCGCCGCTAATTTATTAAAATAGGCTTTATCATAATATTTGCTTCTTTTAATATATTTTTCAATTTGCGTTAGCTTCGCAAACGGATAATACTTTTTAAAATAGTCTATAATTCTCGAATCATTCAATAAATTATTATAATAAGACTCATTCTGTTTAAACTTTGGTAACTTAGATTTCATGAATCGTATGACATTACTTTTGCTAAAACTAAAAGTATTTAAATCCTCAAATTTACAAGGTCGTAAGTTTGCCTTTGGACTAGAGTTTGTACTGCTAGCACGTACAAAGTTACTTAAATGGTTAAAATATGTACTTAGATTACTCATTCCTCTCAATGGAGTCACGCTAAAGGTGCGAGTTTTTATATTAATTATTTTAATATT